GGAAGCGCGATATTCGCCGGAACGCCGAAGGGTACAGGCGACTTCCATCGTCTCTTCCTCGAAGCGGAGGGCGACACGACTGGCGCATGGGCAGCGTTCCGAATCGGCTCGATGTCGAATCCGTTTCTCGATCCTGCTGAAGTCGAAGCGATGCGATCGAGTCTGCCGAAGGCAATCGCTGATCAGGAACTCGAAGGTATTCCCGCAGAGGACGGAGGGAATCCCTTCGGCCTCGATGCAATTCGCGCTTGCATCGCGCCGATGTCGACGGCAACTCCAGAGGCTTGGGGAGTCGACCTCGCGAAGTCGCAGGACTGGACGGTCGCTGTTGGCCTCGATGCCGAGGGCCGCGTCTGTCGGCTCGAACGGTGGCAGGCTCCTTGGAACGTCACGCGCGAACGACTCGCGAAAATGATCGGCAACGCTCCGGCGCAGATCGACTCGACCGGTGTCGGAGATCCGATCGTCGAAGATCTTCGCAAGGTTTGTCGCAGAACAGAAGGCTTCAAATTCACAAGCCAGAGCAAGCAGCAACTCATGGAAGGCCTACAGATCGCGATCTCGACTTCGGATATTCGCTTTCCCGATGGTTGGCTTCGGAGTGAACTCGAATCGTTTGGCTTCCGATACTCAGGGAGAAACGTCTCATACGAGGCAACGGTCGGTCACGACGACGGAGTTTGCGCTCTCGCGCTTGCCGTTCTTGCGCGTCGAGCGCGAAGGCCTCTCATGGTGAAAGTCATCTGATGAATCTACTCGCACGAATCAAAGCGGCGTTCACTCCGGAGAAGTTCTTCAATTCTTCGATGACGATCCTTCGCGGCGAGCCATCGAAGCGATCGCCGTTTGACTATCGCTCCGCCGTGAATGCGTACCGATCATGGATCTACGCGGCGGCGAATTTGAACGCCGTCGCTGTCGCAAGTCAGCCTCTTCGCTTGTACGTTCGGAATAAAAGCCAGTCGACGAAACTCTGGAACACTCGCAAAGCCTCGCGCCGCACGAAGTCATATCTCTTCGGAGATCTCGAACAGCGTCCGAGCCGATACGCGCTCACGAAGGCCGCAGAGTACGGCGACGATTTCGAGGTCGTTGACGACGCGCACCCGATCCTTCAGTTGCTCTCGAAGGTCAACCCATACCAAAACGGATTCGACGCGACCGTCCTTCGCGTTCTGTACGGCGAGTTGACGGGCAACGCCTACATTCACCCCGTCATCGATCAGCGTCTCGGCGTTCCGGTGCAACTCTGGAATATGCCTTCGCAATTCGTCGAAGTCGTCCCCGGTCAGCAAGGCGAAGACTTCATCAAGGAATATCGCTACGGAGCGACCGAAGAGCAGAAGCGCGAGAACACATACGCGCCGGATGAAGTGATCCATTTCAAGCGACCGAATCCGGCGGATATGTACTACGGGATCGGCAAGGTCGAGGCCGCTTGGGGCGCGATCATGGCGAACGAGGCGATCCATGAGATGGATGTCGCCTTCTTCGCGAACAAGGCGCGGCCTGACTATCTCCTCGTCGTGAAGTCGCCTGCACACGACGACGAACTCGAACGGCTCGAAGTCTCGATCGACGAGAAGTTGCGCGGATCGAAGCGGACTGGCCGCTTCCTCACGACGACGGCAGACATCGACCTCAAGCCCCTCTCTTTCCCTACGAAGGATCTCGCAGGCCGCGATCAGATCGTCGAAGAGATCGCCGCAGTCTTCGGCGTTCCCGTCTCGATGCTGAAGGCGAACGATCCGAATCTCGCGAGCGCGACGGTTGGATTCGCATCATGGAAGCAGACGACGATCTTGCCGCTGCTTCGCATGGATGAGGAGACTCTGAATCAGAATCTCCTCCCTCTCTTCAACATCGAAGAGGATGCGTTCCTCGCGTATGACAATCCGGTTTCCGAGGACGAGCGATTCGCCTTCGAGAAACTCCGCTCGATGGTCGCAGGCGGAATTATGACGGCGAACGAGGCGCGAATGCGCGAAGGCCTTGAGCCAGTCGAAGATCCGATGGCCGACGCTCTTCTCGTGAACGGACAGCCTCTCGGAGGGCCTGCACCTGCCGCTCCTATCGGTATGGCTTCGAGTGCGCCGGACGGCCTCACGGGGCCTCTGGACGCCTCAAACGAGATCGAGGAGCCTCCGATGCTTCCGACACAGCCAGAGCAGAAGGACGCGCTCTCAGATTGCGTCTCGGAGAAGATTCCGAAACTGATCGCGGAAGGCTATCCGCAAGATCAGGCAGTCGCGATCGCCTATTCGATGTGCGCCGAAGGGAAGACGCTCGACGAGATCGAGACGAAGGCAATCGGCGACATTGACACTCGGCCTCCGCAGTCGGTGGCCGACAATGCTCGCCGCGCTCTCGAAGTTCGCGCACGGAAGCCAGAGAGCGAGCGCGGAATGACGGCAGTCGGAATCGCTCGCGCTCGCGACTTAATGAATCGAGTGCGACTCTCGGAAGACACGATCCGCCGCATGGCTTCGTACTTCGAGCGTCATGAAGTAGACAAGCAAGGCTCCACTTGGGATGAGCAGGGTCGCGGATGGCAGGCGTGGTACGGCTGGGGCGGCGACGACGGCTTCGCTTGGGCAAAGCGCAAGATCGAGGAGTTCGATCGAGAGCGCGAGCGCAACTCGGAGCGGAAGAAGAAATGCGCCTGCGGATGCGGATCGTGCGATCCGTTTGAAGGCCTCTCGATCGACGACGCTTGGACGAAGGCACTTGAAGCCATTGCGGAAGAGATCGACTGCATCGACGGGAAGAACTGCGGTGTCGGCTCTGAAGGATTCGAGGAAGGCAACACTTGCGGAGGATCAAGCGGCGGCGGCGGATCGAGCGAATCGTCTTCGGCTCCGAAGGAATCGAAGCCTTCGAGCGACAAGCCAAAGGCTCCGAAGAAGCCTCGCTCGTCGAAGCCTGCGAAGGGATCTCCTCCGGCAGAAGGCATGGCAAAGCCACAATCGCACTCGGTCGAACTCCCTGCGAAGCCTTCGAGGATCACGATCGACGTCGCGGAGAATGCGTTTCGCGCGATGGGCTACCAGATGACAGCATGGAAGCCATCGGCGACCGGAACGACGGTCACGCTGAAGGATGACTCGGGCAAGGAATCGAAACTACCGATCTCCGATGCGGTGAATCTCATCTATGCGAATTCGAGCGATCCGAAGGCGAACGCGGCTCCGGCGATGAAGCCAAAGAAGTCTCTTCTCTCCGATCTCTGGACGAAGATGATCGAGGCCGACGAGATCGAGCCGCCGCACGTTCTCACGAAGGATCTCGGCAAGGACGCGCTGAAGGAATTCGACAAGATCACGAAGCGCGAGGATGAACTCGGGAAGAGCGTCGGTCGCATCTTCGATCGACAGGTCAAGGCCGTCCTCGAACGCATCGCGAAGCAGGATGCGCCGACGCAGGAACTCGCCGCAGAAGTTCAGTCTCTTCTTGAATCGAAGAAGTGGCGGAAGGACATCGTCGACGCGCTTCGACCGTATCTCGAAGACTCGCTCGCGGCAGGGATCATCCTCGGAAAGACGACGCTTGAGAAGATGAAGGCTCTTCCGGTGAACTTCGACAAGCACGGCGAGGATCTCAAGGCATACGCTCGAACCGAGTCGATCCGTCTCGCGAATCGCGCGGCAGACTCGACGAATCGTTGGACGGCAGTCAAGTTCTCGAAGGTCATCGGCGACGGAGTTGCGAACGGCGAGACGATTCCAGAGATCGCGGAGCGCGTGAAGACTTGGGCGATCAAGGACGGAGACGCTGAACGCGCAACGACTCGCCGCGCTCTGACGATCGCTCGAACGGAAGCGCAACGCGCGAGCCGACGCGCTGAGGTCGAAGCATGGAAGGCATCCGGCGTAGTCAGCGGGAAGACGTGGCTCCTCGCGCCTGATCCTTGCGAATTCTGCGAGGCCGCGAGCGATGCGTTCTCGAAGAACGCAGTCGGCCTCGAAGACTCTTTCTACGGTGAAGGGTCGGAGATCATCGGCAAGGACGGAGGAGTCATGGTCGCCGATTATGAAGCGATCGACGGGCCTCCGCTGCATCCAAACTGCCGATGCGCTCTTCAGCCTCGGCTCGATGACGAGTTCGAAGCAGAAATGCAACAAGCAGAGCGCGAACTCGCCGAAGCGGAAGCAGAGAATCTGCGTCAGATCATTGCGGAGAATGCAGAAGAAATTGCAGCGATTGACGCGCAAGTCGAAAGGATCATGCGATGAACGATCTTAAGCGGAAGTCACTCGGCGCGGAACTTACTTCGACAGCGAAGGGATTCACCGCAGTCATCACGGCAGAAACGCTCGATCGCGATGGCGAAGTCTTGATCCCTGCCGGAATGAACTCGAAAGAGTTCGAGCAGAATCCGACGCTCTTCTGGAATCACGACTACGCAGAGCCAGTCGGAACGACGGTCGGCCTCAAGCGTCGAGAGCGCGACATCGTCGGAGACTTCGTCTTCGCGAAGCGGCCTGACGGATACTCCGGCGACTTCTTCCCCGAGGTCGCCGCTGCTCTCGTCGGTCAAGGCATCGTTCGCGCAGTCTCGATCGGATACGTTCCAGAGGCCGGAGGAGTGCGCCGCGCGACGGACATCGACAAGAAGAAATACGGCGAGGATGTGAAGACGATCTACTCGCGGTGGAAGTTGCTCGAAGTCTCGCTCGCTCCATTGCAGGCGAATCCGGAAGCACTC